ACATCAAGGAGGTATCAGCGAGTGGGAGAGAATGAAGGTGAGTATGAAAGTAAGCATTGGAGTGATTATGTAGCACCTAATGACCCAAGAGCCTACGATCCTAAAAAAGATAAGGAGAATGATGATGACTAAAATATATATTAGAAAAGTTTATGAAAATAACAAATATACTATTTCTTTTGGCATAGATGAAGATGCTAAAAATTGGAAAGCTGAAGAAAAGGAGTGGATAGAGCAAGATTTTTCTGTAGCTGACGATAGTATAGAATTACTTTGTGAACTTAAAAACAATAATTTAGGTGAAGTATTGCAAAAAATTAATGAGGAGATAAGAGGAGAATGATGATGACTAAAGAAGAATATATAGAGTTACATACGGAAAGTCTTTTAGAAGATTGGAAAGTTACTGCACAGATTGTTAAAGAAGTAGTAACCCAAGATGTAAAAGAAATGTCAGACGAAGACATGAAAGTATTAGCTAAGGAGTATGGATATGAGTAGTAGAGATATAAACACAATACCAACCACAGATAGGCACATAGTTGGGTACACAATATTAGTAGAGTGGTCAGACAATCCTAAGTCTGTACCACTTACGGAGGATATGCCTAACCATGTAGATAATGTCTTTAATGACTGGCTCAGAGAAATAGGAGAAGATGAGAATAACGATGGGGAGGTTTAGAAAAATGGCATGGTCTAAATCTATAGAACAGCAGTCGCCAGATCTATGTAAGGAGTGCGGGGAGGACACGAGCTTTGGATCTGGCAAATTTGTCAACCGCATTCCTGCAGATGATCAATACCTATGCGAGGAATGTTTAATAGAAATAGAGCAAGAATTCGAAGTAGAAAGAGATAAAGAAATGGCACAATTTAAATTAGAAAGGGAGAATACTAATGACTAAAGAATACCTAATTAAGTTTGATGACTTTTTAGATAGCATGGCATCTAAAAAGTCGGGAATAGCCGACAAAGATTATGAAACAATACATAAGATTTACACTAAGTATTTAAAGGAGAAAGCCGATGATGTATGAGTCGCAAACCAGAGTATTAATTATTTGTGAGGAAAGCATTGGCGATCATTTCTGGTACACCTATTCTTGGATGATATACAAGCAAAAGAATGGATGGATGACAAGTGATGAAGGTCGTGAGGAGATGCTTAGAGAAATCTATGCAGAGGATCATGACATCGAGTACGAGGAGAATGGCAGACCTATTTCCGTAGACGGAGAATGGAAAGCTAAAATCCATCATGTTAAAATAATTAATCCGATAAACTTCGGAGCATTAATTGAGGAAGGAATATTAAACCAATGAACAGTAAAGACATAAAAGAACTAAGAAAAACATATTTTAGTAACCAACAAAAGTTTGCTGATGTCTGCGGATTTGGACAAGCCAGTGTCCAACGGTGGGAAGCAGGGACAAAAAAACCTTTAAAGAGCCACGTCGTATTGATGGAACTTTATAGAGATATACCTGCAGTCAGAGATTATTTAACTAGGGAGGAAGAATAATGGAATATAAATATAAAGGTTTTGACGGAGAAGTAATGCAAGAACATTTTCATAAATTTATTTATGAGTTATCGTGCAGACTTGCAGATGACCCAGATTATGAAGAACTGTATCCTAAACTGCAAGAGTTAATGAACATGGTTGGATGGGTAGTACCAGAAGCATGGGAGTCTAGGTTAGGTGAAGCATTTATGGAGGATGTAAAATGATTAGTGAAGCAGAAGAATTAGTAAAGTCTGGATTAAGACATGGATGGAAGTTTGAATTATTGTGTGAGGGCGAACACTTATGTAAAGATAATACAGACTTTAAAGATATTATGGAACACATTAGAAGTGTTGATGCCGTAGTAGAATTGCACATGCAGAAAGAAGGCGAGAAAGACGATTGGGCAAACCTTGTGATGTTTAATGAAGCGGATGAGGAGATTGTCGATTGTTATGTTGGCGGATTTATTGACGATTTTATTAATAGGGAGGTGGAGTGATGCCAGATGAATACGAAAGACTAATCGACAATACGATTGCTTGCCTAAATAGATCCGAGTCCGATTGGGCGAAGAACTATTGGGCAACTAACCTAGCTGTATTGATGCGTAAACTTAGAGAAAAAACATATACAAAAAGATGAGCAAGGTAACAAAACATACGAAAGTAAGATCCTATGACGGTGTAGAGGGCAAAAGAAGACAAGTTTGGTGTCCCAATTGCCACGCACCGTCCGTAGTGTACAATTTTACATGGCAAGAACGGGAGTGTCCAGAGTGCCATGTAATAACACCTAAAACCGATTGGGAAGTTTTAGGTTAACCAGAAGGAGAGAAAGTAATGATGAAAGTTTGTTGGACAATATTAGGAGTATCATGGTCATTGCACATTTTAATCTTTATCTACATACTAATGTGTGCAAGTATATAGTTATGAAATTTTTTAAAAAGCACAAAAAAAAGAAAGCGAGAAAGAAAATGGGATTAGAATTTTATATCTGTATAGCGCTAGGTAGTTTCCTAGTAGGCTTACTCTCTTAATATGTTGCGGGCTGACGGCTTCGATGAAGCCATTATTGGTATTGGCAATCGGTGCGGTCAGCTAGACATCCTTGCCTATGACGTAAACAAATGTATTAAGATCTTAATGGCTCAAGGGATGACGGAAGAAGAAGCTATCGATTATTTTGAGTTTAATGTAGTGGGCGCTTGGATGGGCGAAGAAACACCGATTTTTATAAGGGAAATTTATGATGACGAAAGATGAACTATTGTTTGAGTGTATGGAGCAAGCAATAAGAGAAGCCCGATCTTTTGCTAAACGGGGAGCAAAACCCGAAGACATAGCAAAAGATTTATACCCCGACAAAACGTCAAAAAGTTGGTTGATAACGGTTGCATTAATGAGTTCATGGTGGTTTAAGCTGAGGTCGGCGGATATCACAAACAACCCTGCCGAAAAAAGTATATACTTTTCTAATGTATGAATATAATTGCACATTACGGCGCGTAGTGGACGGCGACACAATTGATGTGGACGTAGATCTGGGTTTCAAGGTTACGTTAGCTAATGAAAGAATTCGTCTGCAGGGAATAAACACCCCAGAGTCACGCACCCGTAATTTAGAAGAGAAAGCTTTAGGATTACAAGCAAAAGCCCGACTTAAAGAATTACTACCGAAAAAGTTTACTATACAAACGGTAAAGCAAAAAAAAGGCAAATTTGGGAGGATATTAGCAATCCCGATAGTAGAAGGGCAAGACATTTGTGCAACATTAATAAGTGAGGGTCATGCCCGAGAATATCATGGAGGAAAAAAAGAAGTTTGGACTCCTTGGACTGTTCCTACCGCTAGAAATATTTAATGATCAATAAAAATAGCATCTAACTCATACCCCATTGCCTGGAGCAAAGATTCAATTTTATAAATAGAAGGTTCCGAAATCTTTTTTCGTTCGTAGTTTTCTATTGTGGATACCCCGACTCCCGACTCTTCCGCTAATTGCACCCGAGACATTCCCGATTTGTTGCGCAATTCTAAAAGTATATGCGCCCAATGTTCTTGTTTTTTGCGGGAGGGATCGCCCATAAAAGACTCTTCCCCCCATCCTTGTTTTTTGTTTACCGTTGTCAAAGTTAATTAGGATTAGTACGACTCACATCGAACTCTTCCAGTATACCATTAAAGGTTTCTTCTTTACCTAATATAATACCTAACGTAGTATATTGTAGCTTAGACATAAGGTAACACATTTCTTGTAAGCCCATCTCATCATCCGCTCCGCCTAGCTCTAAGGCCAAACGAAATAATAACACAACTTTATTACTATTATTAAATTTCTTTTCGCCGTTTACAAAGTCTGTAAGCTTTTCATAAAACTCATTAACTCCTTCATAAGGATTACTTTCCATATTATTTCCCCAATTTTTTTCTTAATTGTTTTACTAAAGTCGCTTTTTTTAATCGTCGGTCTAATTCTATTCCAACTTCTCTTCCTTTACGCTCTAATTCAATTTTATTCATTTGCTCCAAATCTTTTTGTGGCTCTCCTACAAAAATTCGATTCAACCATTTTATAAAACTTTCTGACATTTCTTTCTCCTTAGTTAATTAAGCCATTCTTTTAAATCTTCGCCCATTACTCGGCTGGCTATATCCATCTTATTACGTAAAGACTTAACAATTTTTTCATCAATTGTTTTTTCCGCAATAAGATCTATGTAAGTAACGTGCTGGGTTTGGCCGATGCGGTGGCACCGGTCTTCTGACTGCATACGTACTGCTAAGTCAAAACTGTTTGCAAAATACACCACCGTGTTTGCTTCGGTAAGAGTAATACCATACCCTCCTGTTTGCGGGTTCCCTATAAAAAACCGCGCGTCTCCTTTTTGAAATTGTTCGATAGCTTTAGTGCGATCCTCATCTGTCGTATCACCAAAGTAAGTTACCGTGGACAAGGGCCCGTATACCTTAGTCAGTTCAGCATGAATTCTTTTTATGTCATAACGGAAACGCGACCAGATAATAACTTTACCTGATACATCCTCCAGGCATTGCATTAACTCAGGCAAACGGTTGTCTTTTATTTCTACTATATCGCCTTCATCGGTTTTAGAATGTCCGGACAAAACCTGCTGCAGACGTAAAAGTTGCGTCATAACATTAGGTGCTGTCATAAACTCGGTATCGCTCAGATAAGACAAGGCGTATTCTTTTATCTCCATGTATATACGAGATTGATCGGGAGTCAGTTGAATATGCCGTTGGGTGTAAATCTTAGAAGGCAAATCCAAACATTCGGATTTCATGATGCGTGAAGAAAATGTTTTTAACAGTTCGGCTAAAGCTTCAAGGTTTCTATACCCTACTATTAAATTAAAAGAATGTGCACCCATCGTACGTTTTTTCATAATAGCGTAACGGTATTGGTACTGATAATAATTGTCGCCAACATCTCCTAACAAAGTAGGATCTAAAAAATTACATTGCGCCCAAAGATCCATAGGCGATTGTGTAACGGGAGAACCCGTAAGAATTCTTTTATACTTAGCGTGTCGTCCTATTTTTATAATAGCTTTAGTACGTCTAGCCTTTGGACTTTTAATAGTGGTCGATTCGTCTACGGCAAACATAGCTTTTGATTTTTTTAATACCATTTCAAGGTACCGTGTACCTTTGACAGTAGACAGCGCTTCAACATTCATTACCAATATGCGCAAGGTTTCTGATACGTTAGGCGCTAAAAAAGATTCCAATTGTTTTTTCTGTTCACGTTTAGGAGTTGATGACCACATAGCGGTGTCACGTTCAATACGATCTGGTAGATGCACAGGAATTTCTATCTGAGCCCAATTACGGTAAACGCCTTTAGGTGCAACAACTATGAACGTATCAATGTGACCTAATTCAAAAAGTATGCCGGCATTATCTATGCAGACTTTGGATTTTCCTGTACCCATTTCCATGAAGTAAGCCCAGTTCAAAGCTTTCCATGACAGCTTTAAAACATCGGCTTGATGATCAAAGGGTTTCGTCTTAAACGTATAAGACATATTTCTCACTTTCTATTAACAATTCTTATATATAAACAGAATAATTATAATAAGTCAAAAAAAATAGTTTACAATTATATTTAATTAGATTAACGTGATTAAACGTAAACAAGAAAGAGAGAACTCAATGGCAAACAAAGTATTTGTAGCACAAGAAAACCCCCGCGTAGATATAATATCTGCAACCAAATGGGGCGAATTGATTCCTTTAGCAAATTTTAATGATCAGCTTCACCTTAACACAGGGCGATTAGTTGCGCAGATTAAGCGTAAACTAAAAGGGTTTGATGATGACGATTGGCTATTGGCTATCGGGGACCCCGCTATAATAGGCGTTGCATTTGCCATTGCTAGTGATTTTAACTCTGGTAGAGTTAATATTCTAAAATGGGATAAAATAGAACGTATATATTATCCGGTAAGAATATCTATTCGAGGAGGAATCGAAGACCTTAACCTTTAACCTGAAGAGGATGTACTATAATGAGTGAAAAAAAGATCGATGTTTGGAGTGAGATTACAGCAGATGCAAATGCATTTAAGAATGTAACAACGGACGGAGGACAAGAACTAAGTCAATTAGTGAAATCAGCTTCCGATTTAATAAAAGACATCAAAGATAAAGAAGATGACCTCAAGCTTTTAAAGTCAAAAAAGCAAAGGTACGAGTATGAGTTAATTCCTGCAAAAATGGCTGAGATGGGCATAGATAAGTTAACGGTAGACGGTAACACGGTATCTTTAACTACCTTTGTTCAAGCAACCATGCCTAAAGATCCTATGGACAAAGAACGTGCTATAGGACATTTACGCGACATTGGCGCAGAAGACTTTATTAAAAACCAAGTACAGATTTCATTTGGTATTAATGAAGATAATTCCGCTCGTTCTTTGCAATCTGAGCTTGAAGACAAAGGACACGACACAACAGCGCGGACATGGGTAGAACCATCGACTTTAAAAAAGTTGGTGCGTGAACGTGTGGAAGCTAATCAACCGATTGATCTAGAATTGTTTAAAGCATATGTAGGTCAAACAGCTAAAATAAAAGGGGAAAAATAACATGGCTGATAATTTACCAGATCTAACAACAGCATTTGAGTCCGACATAGGAAGTGGTTTTGAAGAAGTAACATCTTCTGATATTCAAATTCCGTTTTTAAGAATAATCCAGGCGTTAAGTCCGCAACTAAAAAAGTCTGATGCGGGTTTTATACAAGGCGCATCTTCTGGTGATATTTTTAACACTGTTACAAAAAAGACTTGGGCAGGAGAAAAGGGTGTAGTAGTTATACCTGTTTACTTCCAACTAAAACTTTTAGAATTTATTCCGCGTTCTCAGGGTGGAGGGTTTGTGTCAGAACTTTCTCCTAACTCTGACGATGTACGAAAAGCCGTACGGGACACAGAATCAGGTCTAGAACTTTTAGAAAGTGGTAACGAATTAGTTCGTACAGCACAACATTATGTAAAGATAGTGCACTCAGATGGAAATCTAGAGAATGCTATTATTGACATGAAAAAGACACAATTAAAAAAGTCACGTCAATGGTTAAGTATAATGATGATGCAAAAGCATAACGGTAAAACTTTACCATCGTTTGCTAATATGTATAAGTTAACATCTGTTGAGGATGGTAACGATAAAGGTTCTTGGAATTCATGGTCAATAAAACATGAAGGTCAGGTTTCTACAATGGAAGCTTATCAAGATGCAAAAGCTTTGCATTCAAGCGTTAGTAGCGGAGAATTAAAGCCCGCTCTACCTACTGATACAGACGAAATTCCATTTTAGAGAGATTGCCCCCATTGTCCCATGGGGGCATCTTTATGTATTATGCAAGAAAAAGCACAAAAATTTATAGAATTGTTTGCAGGGTTTAGTAGAGCGCATGGACAAACAGAAGTCATGGACTCTCAAAAAAATGGTAAACAACAAGCAAAAAGCTTTATTGTTCGGGAACCGTTAACCGTAGAGCTTGTGCAAATGCACCTAGAAGGAAAGAAAGGTGTAGGCAGTATACCCATTGATGAAAACAACCAATGTTTGTTTGGAGCATTAGACATTGACGAATATGATCTAGACTTAGTAAAATTATTTAAGAAAATCAAACAGTTAAAGCTACCGTTGACCGTGTGCCGGTCTAAATCAGGCGGGGCTCATTTATATATATTTTTAAAAGAAAAAGTTTCAGCGACAGAACTTAGGGATAGGTTGTCAGAGTTTGCTTCTGCCCTAGGTTATGGCCAATGTGAGATCTTTCCTAAGCAAGAAGAAGTAATAGTAGAACGCGGAGATGTGGGAAATTTTATAAACCTTCCATACTTTAATGCAAAGTATACTACACGTTACGCTTTAAATGTAGAGGGCGATGACATAGGGTTCGATGAGTTTTTATTTAAAGCAAACAAAAACAAAATTACATTAGAGAAATTAAGAGACTTACAGGTAGGAGTAAGTGAAAAACTTCTTCCACAAGGGCCACCATGCTTACAACAATTGACAGAGTATGGCGTTCCTGAAGGCGGACGTAATATGGTAATGCTTAACGTAGGACTATTTTATAAAATGTCTAGCCCAGAAGCATGGAAAGATTTGTTAGAGAAACATAATCAAGAGTATTGCAATCCTCCGCTACCGGCTAAAGAAATGGTAACCATACAAAACCAATTAGAGAAGAAAGAATACTTCTACACCTGTAAGCAAGAACCTTTACGATCACATTGCAATAAATCTATGTGCCGTTCTAGAAAATTTGGTATAGGAAGTGGCCAATCGTTTCCCACCATTGGAGGACTTAGTGTAGTGGAATCGGAACCTCCTGTTTGGTTTATTGATGTGGATGGCGCACGATTAGAACTAAGCACTCGGCAACTGCAGATGCAAGTAGACTTTCAAAGGGCCTGTATGGAACAAATGTATAAAATGCCTGCACGGATGAAAGACAATGAATGGAGAGAAATGATC